AATAGCGGTAGCGTTATCACCATCAGCCCTGCGAACACGGTCTGCAATATCCTCAATCTTCCTTGCTTGTGCATTATCAGCCTCTCTCATAGCATTTTCAGCAGAGTCATACCCTTGCTTGCGACCCGTTAAATAAATTGCGAGAACGCCTAATAAAGCACCAGCTAAAGCAATAAGATACCCTTTGAACCTTAACCAGATTGCCATTGACCTGTCCTCATCTGCGTTGCCATCTCATTAGCTCGCTTCGGTGTTTGGCTTGCCCACAACGATTTAAGCATATTGTCAGCAGCGGCATCATAATCACCAAGTTCAATCAGGTTTAATGTGCTCTTAAATTGCATAAGACCGTGCACACCCATTTGAAACGCCATGTTCAATAGAACACCTTGCCTAGCCTCATTTAATTGCTTAAAGCTCGGTATAGAGCGATTCAGAGCTTCGTAGACACCATTAACATCGTTAGCCAATAGATACTCTGCTTCAGCCTCAGTAATGCCACCATTCTTGGCTTTGTCAATCAGCCGACCATAGCCAATAGTTAAATAACCTAGCGAGTCTTTATAAGCGTTGCTAACAAAGCCTTCATGCCGTTTTATCTGCTTTGTTGTTTGCGTTATCAAGTTTTGATTGCTTGATGACTCTGGCAATTGGGCTGGCAACGATGCAGACGATTCCAATGACTTTAAGGACTTCGCTTCCAACGTTTTCGGTGACAACAGACGGGAGAGAATTGATGACAATAGCGACATGATGCGGGAATAACTCCAAAAAAGTTAATAAGGAACCGCCAACAATTGACAGCCTAATAGACCACCATTTAGACCAATCTTTAGCATCGGGTACTAACATACTTGCTCACCTCTAAAATATGCATGACCATCAAGCACAGCACAAAACTCAGGCTGAATTAAGCGCCCATTAACAATAGTTAAGACTGCAAACCCGCTACAATGGTTTTTCGGGTTGTCTTCACCGTAGCCCATGTGGTCACCGTCTGTTTCGGCAAGTGTGCCTGTATCAATGCCCCAACGAGTGCCACCATAATCCGAAAAAATAGTGGCTTGTAAACGATGTAGATGCCCTGTCGCTATCGAGACGCCTGCTTTCAGGGAATTATTATATGTTGCGTGAATGCCGTTGTGATAGCGGTGTTTGATCATAAGGTTTTTGTTGATCATCACAGACATACAGAATAACCATCGTGGGAAGTGGTCTTTAAGACTGAATCCTTTTATGCCTTCGTACTCAGGTGCAAGGTTAGCAAGTTTGCTTTCAAAGCGCATGTCGTGATTTCCCAGGGGGAATATGAGCTTGGCATTACCCGCTACCTTTTCAATTTCACCTAGTCGGTCTGCAACCGCTTCAAGTTCCTGTTTAACAGTCGGTAACTGAACCGTTGCCCAAGATGCTTTTGGGTATCGGCTAATACTAGAACCGTCTACAGCATCGCCATTCATAATCACGATAGTAGGCTTATGTTTCTTGACTAGCTTCACAAACGCTTGATGGGCAACGGAAATTTGATCGGGCCAATAATGTGCGTCACTTGCTACAAAAATGGTCGCATTATCTATGTCCACATCCATTCTACTCATGTGGTCACGAACGTAATATTCTTGGGAGTTTGGACTGTTGGATATTAAACGAATCTTATATTTATTCTCAAGATTGCGCCTTCGTTGATGCACATTGCGTACATCAATTCCTAATTTCTTGCTTATTAATGTGGGTGATTTTAATTGGTTCCAAAGTTCTATAAATTCGCTTTCTGTCAGCCGTTTCATGAAGACCCTTTAACGTTTTATGACGCCTTCAATGACAACCGCTGTCACTAAACCGACTACAATCCAAATGAGCTTATCTACTAGCCTAAACACAGCACCACGGCTAATAGTTACTTTCTCAATATCAGCTACTCGGTCTTCCATGTTTAGCTGACGTGCATCGTATGTATCCATACGGTTAAAGAGCGTTATGATGCGCTCCTCCATACGAGCCAAGCTAACAACGGCTTCAGATAGTTTATCAAGTTTTTGCTCAATCCTAGCAAGACGCTGCTCTTCCATGTATCACACCAAATAAGATTTAACTAAGTATAATATAGCACCTAAAATGCTACCGCTTAGTGTTGCAACAATATCCCAAACGTCAGGTGTGCCATAGCCTAAACTATCGAACCATTCTTTAGCTAGACCAGCCACTACAGTAATACATAGCCCTATGCCCCAGCCAAAGAATAGCGAGGCTGATAGCATAAGAGCTAGTCCTGACCAGAAGTGCGCTTGTTTATCGAGCGGAATCATCTTGTGCAGCTTGGTACGCAGCGACTACTTCTGCGGTATGAGTAGCTTCGCAAATGGCTTGTACCCGTGCGTCTTCTGCGCTGTAGTCATCGCCTGGAGCAACAACATGGCGGTGGAATGTGCCTGAGATTTGCTTGCCATCTTCCATGATTGCCGTTTTGGTTCTAACCTGTACGACACCTGATTCAAGCACTTCGATCCTATCAACAATTTGAATTTTCTTAAGCATGATTTACTCCTAATATGACCCAAGAATCCACTTGGGCTTTGGTTTAACAATTGGTTTTGTTTTTAAAATCCTGACATTACAGACACAGTAGCAACCGCGCAGGTTGTACCGTTTACTATAGTATCCGTTCCCAAAACATCGAGCGCACCGCCCGAATCTTGGTACACAAACACTTCGTAATAGCCACCTACGCTTGCATTATCAATAATGCTAATTGAATCGCTAAATTGTACTGTTGAAGGTGCTTTTTGACTAAAAGCCCACGGTGAGTTATTTTTATATATTCTAACTTGCCTAACAGTTCCTGCTGCACTAGCCGCCCATTGAACAGTTACGTCAATTGAATATGCGCCATTGAACCCAATTGGAACGGTAAATCTAGTATTGTTTACGGATGCTGAATGAATACCGCCAACGTCAACAAAAACATCACTGTCAAAAGCAATAGCCGTAAGAGTTGCGTTTGGTATAGATTGACTTGTTTGTATACGCCCTCGCGCCCGTGGTGTGGGTACAGTATTTAAAAAACGTAACGCATTTGTTGTTGCGCTCCACCCAGACTGATACGCTCCAGCAAAAACAATGTTTGGGTAGGTAATATTGCATCCAGCGCCATGACCTTCTTCATAACAGCCAAAAAACTCATTATTGCCAGAAACTCTGTTGGCCTTATAAGCGCCCTGTGTTGTGTTTCCTTCAGCTAAGCAACCTATATAAGTATTGCCAATTTGCGAATCTTCGTGAAAGCCCCATCCTTGGTTAATAGTAGCCGTGCAATTTATTGCAACTCCTCGATTTGCGTTATCACCTTGCACAAAAAACCCATCGCTACCATTGTTAGTGGCATAGCAATGGTACAAACCCCAAGCATTTGCATTGCCTTGTAAATCTGCGCCGCCAGCCACGTTAGCTAAAATCCTAAAACCATTTCTTTTAAAATCACTTACAAAAACATTGCACAACAATACATTTACAGCACGAATAAAAATTCCGTCAACGTTAGTGCCTGTACCAGTTGGGCCGCCAGCAGATTTAACACGCAAATTTTGTATCACACCGTAATCGCAACCGGGTGTAGATGCACTTGGTGCTACAGTTGTATAACCAAAGGAGGTTGAACAATTCATTACAATGCCGCTAACGCCAGCATCAAACAACAAAGTTGTTCCTGCACTTGCTGCATTTATAGTTGCAACTTGACCAACAAGCGTAATGTTTTTTGTTAGATTTAATGTTTGCGACAAACGAAACACATTGCTTGTAGTAGCGCCAATTACAATGCAACCGCCAGATAATGGCAAAGCATCTTGAGCCGCTACAAACGCATTGTAATCATCAGTTGTACCATCGCCCACAGCACCATAATCTAAAACATTTATGGATGCTCCTGTAATCATTGAGTATGGAACTTTAGTAATAGACATATTTATATTCCCTAAAAATAACTGTTTTGTAAGTATTTTTATGTTTGATAAGTAACTTGAAGATCAACGCGAGCGCTGTTTTGGAACACATTAATGGTATCGGTTTCCACTGTTCCAGCCACAGTCAGTCCAGTAAAGGCTATAGTAGTTCCGCCTAACGGAACGCGAGGCTTCAACGACACCACACTAGTGCTTATGGCGGAAATAAAGGTCATAGTGCCTGGAGCTTGCATAAGATTGCTGTCTCTTGCGAATGGCAAACCAGATATTGTGTTGACATTGCCAGTACCAATAACGTTAATTTGGAGAACTGCACTTACGGACACCAAGCGACCTATTTTGGTGTAAGTACCACTTTGTAGCAGGTAAGTAGCATCGCCCCCAACACTAGGCGTCCAAGTCCCTTCTTCATAGTCATCGAGCAACTCTGAGGTCATACCTGCGGCTTGACCGTCAGCTGAGAAGTCGATGCCTTTGCCTGATGTGCCGATGACAATATCACCACCAACAAACCGATGCTTAGTTACGTTTGCATCGCCATAAGTGTATTCATTACTGACGGATGCCGCAGATGGTTGAGCGTTATGCCCCCAAAATGCGTTATTTGCTCCAGATGTTAGAGATACGCCTGCGTTCCAGCCAAAGCCACTATTTTGACTGCCAGTACATAGAACTAATGTAGCCCTACCAAACGCAGCATTATAATTACCAGTTACATTAGAATAAAGAGCTTGGTCACCAACTGCGGTATTTTGTATTCCTGTAGTAAGCAATGCTGATGTAGCATTTCCAATAGCCACGCTATTACTTGCCGTTGTTATTGCCGCACCAGCCAAATTTCCTACTACTGTATTTGAAGCTATATTACCCGCCCCTTTACCAATATAAACACCGCCAGTCACATCAAGTGTGGCAACTTTTTTGGTCACACCGCTTTGCACAATAGGCAACACTTCCGTACCCGCTAAAGGTGTTGTCGCTGCGGTTAATGCGGATATTTTTTTATCAGACATTGTTCATTTCCTTTAAAAACCTTCTGCCCACACGGTTAAAGTAGACGATGCTAAATCAACTGGTGCGCCTGTATTGTTTGTTAATGTTGCCGTAATAGTGTTTGTTGCGCTTACGACTGCGCTCAATGTCATGCCAGCCGTGTTAACCCCTAACGATGCGTAACATACCATTCCAAATACAACTTTTGGCACAGTAACTGCCACACTTTCACTTGCGCCATTTGCAATACTACTTGGATTCCAAGTTTGCGACACACCAAAAGGACTAGGGCTTACATTGCGAATCGTAGCTCCTGCAACGCCAGCAACAAATGACATGACACTTTGGTAATCAAAATCAGATGACGCTGCTTGAGCCAACACATTGCTAATAAAACGTGGGACTGCACCCGTGTTAAACAGAATTCCAATAAAATTTGTAGGTCGTGCGCCAGTAAATAAAATGTCTACGTTTCTGACAATACCACCTGTTGCGTTAAATTGAATAGCCCTAGAGTTTGCTGCTCCGCAATCAACGAGATGGATACCATCTAATGTGACGTTTGCACCGTTTACAAAAATAGACCTATCAGAACAATTATTTAGTTGCACATTTTTTAAACTTGAGTACGGCTGCAATAAAGTAATTATGCCATCAGCAGTTACAAGATTTCCGTAAATGCTGTCAATATCTGACCTTACATCTGCGTATAAAATTGGGAAAACACAAGATTCAACATTTATATTACTAACCGTTGGCACACCCGTAATTGCACCATGCAAGTAAATGCAATAGTTTGGCCCTGATGCTGTTATGCCAATAAAGTCTGCCCCATCAATAATTGGGTTTGTAATTTGTGTACCAACATCAATAATTCCACGGTTTGCTGTTGGATGATCATAAGCAATAACATTGCGTATTATTGGGTTGTTGCATGAAGCAATATTTAAGAACCCAAGAACATTATTTTCGCCTATTACATTTGTAATTAAAACATTCTGGTTTAACCCAACTGGCCCACCAAGAGCTAAACCATACCCATCATTGTTAAACAATCTTGCGCCATCAATTATTGTGTCCTGATTACCAAAAGTATAGCCAGCGTCAGGCTCAATATCAATGCCACATTTAGGCAACGTACCGTTTGTATTTTTAAACTCCCCACCACTAATCTTTAATCGCAAACTACCAATAGAAGATAACCCATTGCGATAGGCATTGTCTGCAACGCAATTGACCAAAGTAATATCTGTCGGATAAGTTGCGGCTACAGCTAAAGTAAATGTGGTTATTAAAAACCCATCAGCAGGGGAGTTAACCGCAATAACGTCATTCAGCACAATCTGACTGCAAGATGTGCAAATCGTCAACAAATGGGCTGATGTTTCAATAAGGATTGTTCTGTTGTCTCGGTTTCCATCAATCGTTAGTCCATTTATTGCTCCGTTTGAGCAGTTGAAAAACGACATTACTTCATAGCCACCAACAACTGATGCACCATCTTTTACCTTAATTGTTGCGCCATATCCTTGAACAGCAAAATTAGACTTGCCATCAAATTTTAAACCGTTGTAATTGTCAGAATTAACAATGTACGTTCCAAAAGGAAAATTTAAATTAGAGCCGTTGGCTGGCATAGCGGTAATGGCGGCAAGGATAGCATCCGTATCATCCGTCACACCATCGCCCACAGCACCAAAGTCTTTGACCGATACTGTTTCACGCAATTT